TTACAAATAATATAACCTGCAAAAAAAAATGAATGAGTCATATGAATATATTTGTATGATGTATAATGATTATTCAAGTAATGACTATATAAAAAAAGAATACAATTATTTCAGTTTAACTGAAATAATTGAAAAATCAACTAAGGTATTGATAAATATTGTAACACATTTTAAAAATTTGCAAGAACATTATCCAAATACTTCAATATTAACTGATGCTGAAACAAAAATTGAACAATTATGTAATATAATTGAATTAGATAATATTTACAGATTAGTGAATAATATTTAATCTTTTTATATATAACAAATATACATGTGACCTATAAACCATGATATTAATCCAATGATTATGCTGATGATAAATAAAAGATCATAGTTGAATATATCATAAATACTGAAATTGTTTCTCGAATACTCGTAATAATTACAAGTTACGGTAGAATTATATGGATACATGTATTTAAGCATATCACATTTACTAGTAGTATCATCTGGACGAACCGATATGTATGCTTTAATATATTTTACATTCTCAAATAATTTAACTCCCACATAAACATCTTTAATTTGATCACAGTTATATCCAATTACTATACAATCATTTTGCATTATATCGCCATATATATTATATGTAATAAGCCATGCACCTGCTAATGTTAGAAATATAGTCATCCATACATAATAATGTATAATTATTTTACTTGATATCATTTATTTGACCTATAATTTTTTAAAATTATCAATTTTTTATTACAATATGATCCACTGATGATAGTTTTTGGAACAATCCAATAATTCACAAATAATTGTTTAACATTAAACAATATCACGATTCCATATTCATATAAAAGTATATAAATTACACGTAACAGTCTAGGTTTTATATATTTTGTTGAATTGATGTCAAAATGAATCTTTAATAATATACTATCATAATCTATCAATTGTGGCTCTATTATCATAAGAAGTATATTCACACAAACTAACTTAATTTTTATTATCAGTTATGATACTTTTGATATGTTTAAGTTTAATGACTTTGGATTTAATTAGGGATGATATGTGTTTATAAATAAATACTGTTGTAATTATTTTAGCATTATTATTCAAATCAAATTCAACATTAATAGGCTCTGAATTATAAAATAATACTGATTTAATTATCTATTCTATCATCATAACAATAATATCAAGATTAATAGATCCATCTTACATATCAATACCATTAATTAATTGTAATTTGATATTATACCTTTTGTATCCAGTCAGATTAATCTTATAATATGTTAATGTTAACAGTACATTATTAAATGAGTCTGTGTAATGATTAAATTTTTGAATCACGTTTATAATTATCAAATTCTAAATTATTTTTGTTACGATTATAACTATCTTTTAACGATAAAGTAGTGTTAAAACCATAATAGACTATTGACTCTTTAAAAATTTGGTTAAATGGTAATTGGTCATATAAATTTATTTGTGCATCAGGGATTAAAAGTACTGTACTTAATAAACAATCATTCAACTAATTGAGGTGGTACTAAATAGTTGTCTGAATTATTAGTATTGTAATTTCATCTTCGATATATACAAATTTTTTAGAATCAGTCCTGATTCTAAACATCTTCTGTTTTGATGGAAGAGATGTTGGTGTATTGGCTATTAAACAATTCTGATAACTAAAAACTTTATATACATCTTTAAATAATATTGTATCTACCATCTTGTCAGTTAATAAATCTTCCAAAGACATCACTTCTTTATTATCTTTAAAAGAATATTGAAAATTAGATAATTGATAAATGTCGTATTTACATTTATCAACTAATGATGGAAATATAATTTAATAATAATTTAACATTTTTTAGAAAAAAAATCATTTAATTTTCAATTATTTAACTTTTTGTATATGGTACTATATTTAAATTTGAAAAATTAAATTAAAAAAAGTTAAATAAAATGGGTTCATCATTCATTAAACAGTTTGATCCAATTATGTATGAAGAATATATATATTGTTTATGTGGAAATCACGCGGTTTATCGATGTCAATATATCAACAAAAATATTAATTGGAATAATCTGCCACCAAAATATGGTTATTCCATGACGGGAGATATGATACAATTGTGGTGTTGTGACAAATGTATACTTGAATCTGACAAAAATACATTTACATATCATCCAGATGGATGGAAATTAGCACCAATTTGTCATATTGATTATGAACCATCAAAGCAACCTTTAAATTATTTTTAACATTGTCTACTTTAATAATTCATATTTATGATCAAATGAGAATGGACATTATCACCCATTTGTTATATGAAGTATCAAAGAAATATTTAAATTATTTTTATGATAATAATTCATATAAATTTAATGATTGATATTTAGAACCTTTAAATTATTTATATGAATTATCATTTTAATTTAAAGAATTGATTTTTAACTTTAATGATTGATTGATATTTATGATCAAATGAGGATGGATGGACACATCGAGGACACACACACTTGAAGTTGTATTGATGGAGGAGGCGATATTGCCGAACTTGAATCGAATGTGTCAGATTGACATAATTGTCACACAATTCTTCACCTGGAGAAATGTGTCTAGTAGTGACAAACTGAATAAAACCATCTTTAAATCCAAATACAACATTGGGATAACATGAATGATTTAATTTACATCCAATAAATGAGACACATGGACCAAGTTTAGGAAGATCAAAACAATTACATATATATTTTAACGACATTAAAATAATTTCATCAATACTGTATTTTTTAATAAAAAAATCATATAAATGAGTATCTTTAATTCTATTTAGTTCATTCATTATTATATCATGATGCTCATTTGTGTTAATAGAATGAGGAGCAAAGTGATTAAATTTAGTAATAATTAGTTCCGATGATGTCATAATTTGATGAAGTATTTCAAATATATCTGAAATAACATTTTGTGACTTTAAATATATTACTGGTTTCTCTTTAATTATAACAGTATTACCACTAATTGGTTGTGTACAGGTGTATCCAATTCCTTTATCCTTTATTGAGATCAAATTTAGTCGATAATCAATAAAATTAGTCATTTTACTCTAAAAAACTATAATTTTTTTTATCATTTTTATTGATACATAATTAATAAAATGTATGATTATTTTTTTAAAAACATTCACAATTAATTCAGTTGGCAGAGAGAGGAGGAGACAATGATCGTTTAACAACTTATCTTGATACATCTACAATTACTGAGATTACCGAAATAATTGAAAATTTATTTAATATCGAATCAGAAATTGATGATATTAAGAATGGGTGGGATAAATCTATATATACTGATAAATTAATTATAAATCCTTGGTTTGAATTAGGTATTAATACCTACGTATGCTCATCAATTGAGAAAGCACAAAGTATATATAATGTGTATAAATCAATTATTTAATAATATATCTACGATAACCGAAATCGAAATAGAAGATATTATCTAAAACACTCAATTATTTAATGATACATCTACGATTACCGAAATGGAAGATATTATGGGTTTGAATTAGGTATTCTGATCAGTTGAGAAAGCAATGACTAAATGATAACTGATGTTGGGGGGACATATACTAAATGATATACTGATAAATTATTAGTTTGAGTGACAGTAGTGATGATAAAATTACCAAACCGAGGGAGTAAAATTTCATTTTCAGATGTATATTGTGACAATCCTGGAAGATATAAGATTGATGAACCTGGTGAAATAGTTATATGTAAAAAACAACATTTAACTCCAACATAATCTAAAACTACATTCTTATCAATAGAACAAGATAAGTATTGATTAACAATAAGATTTAATTGTTTTCCTATTAATCCGCGATACACAACGATAGGTTGGTGTGTTTTTGGAGAATTGTCAAATGCTATATCGATTAATTTTACCATATTTTCTTGATACTCGTTCAGTGATATTCCGTATCTCAATTTAGCGTTTAATTCGATAAAATCATTACCAGTATAATCTTCAAGGGCTTTCTGAGTAAATTTATCCAACCTTGAAACATAATCAGATGATATCACTAAATCCATTTTAATTATATTTATTTTTTAAATTTAAAAAATAAATATTGATAATTAGTTCGGGTAATATAATCAATTTTAAATTTATGGTAGGTGAACTTAAAAATATTATGAACTATGGTGAATAATCCATAAATAATAATGTAATAAAAGAAGAGTATGGAAAATAAACAAACAAAAAGATTAAAAAGGAATACCATTGATAAATATTACACGAAGGGGATAGTAGTTGAGTTATGTATAAATTATATAAAAAAACATATAAGTATAGATAAGAATGATTTAATAATCGAATCGAGTCCAGGTAATGGAGCATTTATAACAGATATAAAAACATTATCACCAAACTATATATTTTATGATATACAGCCGGAAAATGTGGAGATTATTTATTGTGTGATTATAATGTATTCAAAAGTAAATTTGATAATATCCACATAATAAGTAATCCACCATTACCAATTAAATTTATAAAAAAAATCGTGTGAATTTTGTAAGAGTATATCGTTTATATTACCTAAAAGTTTCAAAAAAGATAGGTTAAGAAAATCATTTCCATTAAATTTTCATCTTATATTTTTAGTAGATAATATAGAATATAATGTTCCGTGTATATTTCAAATATGGGAAAAGAAAACATTTAATAGAGATATTATAACCATTAAATTTTATGTTTGTTAAAAAATTCGAAAATCCTGATATATCATTTTGTCGGGTTGGAGTAAATGCAGGACCAATAAAAATATAAAATTCACAAATAACATATCAATCTATATCCAAACAAGAAGTAATATTTAAATTTAATCCATTATTGGATTTTTAATTTAATATAAAATGTCATTATGATATATAATACGTTCTATACCGAATACCATTCCAATAATAAACAGTACATAAGTAAGTTGATTATATTCATATAATATTGTTATAAATAATGATACAAAACATATCAAAATATAATGATAATATGTGGTATCAATATTGGAAATATTTTCATTATATCCCTTAATAATCCAAACAGGAGACTCCAGTAAATTACGAAATCGAATAAATAGTTGATATATTGTAATGTATATTTCATCTAAATTAATGTAGATTAATAAGTTTATAATTTTGGCAAATATTTTTCCAATATTGTAAAAAAATATATTGAGATACAATCCTGCCCAAGACATGACATATGTTGGTGTGTACCAATTATATAATCTCCCGATATGCTCCCATACCCAAAAAATTATTAATAATAACATTTAATAAAATAATTTTAAAAATATATATATATCAATTTTTATTAAATTATTTTATTTTCTAATTTGATGTAACGTTACATCAAATACTTTAATTTAGTGTTAATAACTTCAAAATTATAATATTTATGAATGTATATAAAATATAATATTATCAATTTTTATTAAATTATTTTATCTTCTAATTTGATGTAACTTTACATCAAATACTTTAATCTAGTGTTAATAACTTAAAAATTATAATATTTATTGAATTTATGAATGTACATAAATTCAAGACCATATATTATATCATAATATATAAAATATAATATTACCATTGATATCAAGTATATCCATATTGTATTAAAAATATATGAAATGTATATGCTTAAATATGTTAATAACAAATATATTAATAATTGTACTGAATATCCAATATATCCTTTAATATAGCTCAAAGATATGTGAGATATTTTTTTATGGTTTATTCCATTATAATAATCATAATTTGAATCAATTATAGATATGTTTACACCAATATCTAAATCCATGACATATACAGTTAATTTTTTTATTATATCAGGTTTTAATAAACAAACATTAAACTCTGTTGAATTACATATTTGATTTATAAATTTACTATTTTTCTTTATAATTCCCCTCTTTAACATTATATCAGATCCATGTGTCATACTATTATACACATACATCATCCGAATATCCATTATATCATCATGATCATTTATATAATTTATCAATCCATATTCATTCAATTCATGTTTAAATAATTCGTTAATATAATCATTTATTCCTTCAACATACTTATTACCTAGATTGTGTAGTTTCCATAATCGATGAATCCAATAATTATTAATCAACTTATATATATGTTTACACATATACATGTAATTAATTATATCATTTAATTGTAAATAATTAAGAATTTGATATTGAATATCTGATGATAACATTTACATTAAAATAAATTAAATTATTTTAAACAATTGTTTTTTTATAAAAAATATGTAATGATTCAATATTTCATTTCACTTACATCAACTTATATATATGTTTACACATAAACATGTAATTAATTATATCATTTAATTGTAAATAATTAAGAATTTGATATTGTATATCTGATGATAACATTTACATTAAAATAAATTAATTTATTTTAAACAATTGTTTTTTTATAAAAAATATGTAATGAGTCAATATTTCGTTTCACTTACATCAATTTGACTAATGTATATGGTAGGTAGGTTTTAAATAAACAAAGTGTTTGGATATTCATATCTCACCCATCAACTGGACCTAAGTTTATTTTGATTCAACCTTATCTTTAGTTTCAATTTTTTTTAAAAAATATATGATAATATGTAATTAATAACTTAATACAAAAATAAATTATTTTTTTAAAAAAAAATAAATAAAAATGAAAGAATCAGAATATTTAATAATTGCGGGAGGAATGTGGGGATTATTTTATAGTATTGGATGTATCGGAGGACTCGAACTATGTAAAAATTATATGACGTTAAACCAATTTAAAAAATGTACCCAAGTGTATATTGGATCAAATGGATTGGTTACTGAATCAACTTTTTTAAAATCTATGGTAGGTTTAGCATATGTATATGTCGGAATTTATAATAAATAAGTTAATAAAAAAATGAGAGAATCAGAAAATTTAATCTATGGTAGGCTTAGGATATGTATATGTCAGTAATTATAAAAAATGAAAGAATCAGAATTTTTAATAATTCTAGGAGGAATATATGGGTTATTTTATAGTATCACATGATGTTACACCAATTTAAAAAATGTATCCAAGTGTATTGATTACAATAACTGGAGTAGTTAATGAATCAACTTTTTTAAAATCTATGGGTCTTACTGGATTTATGATAGGGTTAGGATATGTATATGTCATATATCAATAATTATAAAAATGAATTTTTATATTTGTATTTTTTATATTATAAAAATGAAAAAAAATCAGAATATTTAATAATTGGAGGAACAATGTATGGGTTATTTAATGGTATCGGAGGACTCGAAATATATAAAAATCATTTAACTTCACACCAATTTAAAAAATGTCATCAAGTGTATCTTGGATCAACAGTAGTTTTTACAATAACTGGATTATGTTATAATTCAACTTTTTTAAAATCTATAGGTCTTACTGGATATATGTATATATAATAAATGAACATTTAATATATCATAACAATTTTTTAAAATGTATATTGTGAATAGTTTGAATGATAAAACTATTCACATATTGGTTCTGTAATTTTATTTGTTTGACATAACTCATTGTTAATATTTTGTAATATAACCACACAAACTTGATAAATCATACATATAACAATATTAATTGATGATTTTTTTTCCAATAAATGGCATTATTACAATCAATTAATTTTTAAAATTTTAGACATACAGTAGGTAAAAAATTTATTGGTCAGGTGGATCTTCCAATTAATATTTTCAAAAATGAATTTATATAAATTTTTAATATCATTTAAAATTAAATGAGTATTGTAATATGGTATTTAGTATTGTTAACAATACTAATATTAGTTATAGTAAGTTATCAAATTAAAAGAACTTACCAAAAATTAGATGAAAAAATTAATGAAGTATATAGTAATATTTATAATAATAATATTAAGTTAGTTAAATCTAACCCAACATCATACACATTTTCCAAATCATAATAGATTTTTCCATGTAAGTTGATATGAAATTTGTGGGGACTAAAAGATTAACAATATTTTAAATTATAATCATAAAATGACCAGAATAACAAATGTAATAGAGATCAACTAGTGGACATTTTTGAGGAGATAATAAAATTTTGGGTATATTCGAAAATGTAAAAAATTGAAAAATAAGATGATTGTTAAAATTAATAAATATGTATTTATTAATTTGGAATACGATATTAACAACGATATGTTATTATAATTTTTGTTGTTTTTTATATTATTATATCCATATATTATATTTTATCTTACTGACAGATTTGTGGAAAAATAATTATTTAAATAATTTGATAATGTCAGTTGTACTATTTATATATTCATTTTATAATAAAGATAATATAATGTTAATAGCAACGTTCAACAATTTAACTATTTATTTATTTTTAGTAATTACTAATATTTATTCTAAATTATTAACTAAATATTATCATTATTTATTAGTGTGTAAAGTATATACATATCCATCGATTCAATCAAGTGATAATTGTGTAATTTGTTTACATAAATTAAAAAATATAAATATACAATTAAAATGTGGTCATGTATATCATTTTAATTGTATAAAAACTTGGATACATAAATATAATCATATATGTAATATTCATGTTTTTAATTCAAAAATAAATATTATATTATCAATAAAATCTTTAACAGATGATAAACTTGGATACATAATATGTATTATTCATGTTTTAATAAATATGGATAATTTTTAATCCAAAAATAAATATTATATCGAGTATTATTTAGATATTGACAAAATAACGGAATATTTTTTTGTTTAGGTATAGATATATTGTTGATAAGATCTTTAGAACAGATAATAATTTTAATATTTGATGAAAAAGCTAATTGAGTGATTTTTTCAACAGATGATGATTTAAAATATTTTTTAATCCAATGGAAATCATATAAACCTTTCGGGATAGGTGTATCATTAACTATAAAATCAATTAATGGTTTGAAATTTGGATCTCGATCAAAATTTTTAATTTTTTGACTAACTGCCTCATCATAATCATGATGATTACTTTCGAATTCAATATTTACTTTTATACTTGAATCAGACAAAAAATTAATTAATCCTGTGTGAGTAACATATATAGTCTCATCATTATCTGATGTTAATTTAAATGCAGTATCATCAACTTGTTCAATTAATTTAATTTTATATATAATACTCATTTTTTTTATAAAACTTAAAAAAAAAATATTAAAATTA